ACAGAAATACGGTGGGCAAATAGACCCAGTAGAATGGACACATCAAAACAAACCAAGTTTTTCTGAAGGTGGAATTTTAAATACTTTGGGTAGAGTATTACCTGGCACTGGTACTGTAATGGCACCGAAGAGTAGTGGACCAAAAGATATACAAGGCATCAGACAAACTCTATCTGGTTATCAGAATAAATTTCTTGGCATTCCTTTAGGTAAACCTTCTTTTCCCAAAGGAAATATGGGTGAGTATTCTCAAAAAGAAAATAGAAGATACTACGAAAAGACTGGCAAGTATTTTATTCCCACAGATTTTGGTTCAGGATATTTACCAGGCATTCATGGGTTGTATACACCACCAAACACCAAACAACAAGTTAGACCTCAAGGTGCTATCACGTCTACAAATAATCAGCAGTTGGGAAATGCTATACAAAATGCTAGAGATATAACCAACATGTCAGGTGGAGGTGCTTACAAACCATTGGTAGAATCTGCGGCAAGAACATCAATAAAACAACAAAAGAATTATGATGCGTTACGTGAAGCAATGCGAAATGCTGGCATGAAAGGCGCGGATCAAAACATAGACATCTATGGTAATTTAAAGAACAAAGCAAAACCAAAAACGGTTTCCATGACTTTGCCATCTATCAATTCAACACCAAATATAATTTCATCATCATCTAAATCTGATATTGCTTTTGTTTCTATAGACATACCAACTAGTTTTATTATGTCTAGCACTCAAATGAGGAGGATAGCATAACATGTCACTAAATGATATCATTGCTGCTAAGGCAAAACAAAACAGAGAAGAAGCACTAAGTTTTGAACAATCTTTACAGATAGAATTCGATTCTTTGCGCGAGAAGACAGAAGAAAATCTGGAGAGAATAAATGAGCAAATTGATTTGAGAAATGAGGCGGTAGAATTAGAAAATGAGATTGCTAATAAGGTTGGTGTTATTGCGGCAATGTTTTCTAAAACTTCGTTGCTTGAAAATTTATTCTATGCTAAGGTAGAAGAAAAACTATCCAAGTTTCCTAAGAAAACACCAGAAGAATTAATTCCTCCTCCATCACCCCAGTCTTCTCCTTCACCTCCAACAAAAATGGCAAGTGGTGGTGTGGTTCCTGGACAAACAAAACAAGAGAAAAAAGAAAAACAATTACAACCATACGCAGATACATTATCACTGCCATTACAAGCATCTGGTATTGCTGCTCTATCTGTACTCGGTGATTTTATAAAATCATCTGGTTCTTTGGGAGGATTTTTCAAACCGTATCTGAATAGTATTGTAAAACCATTTTCAGTTGCTCTAGGTATTACTGATAGTGTTGTTAATTCTTTGGTGGGTGGACCTGTACAAGCTGCGATGCTTGATTTAAATCAACAGCAAAGAGATTTCGGTAAAACTTGGGGGCAATTTTTAGGTGATGGGGATTTTATTAAAAAGTTTATTGATAGAACAATAGATCCAACCGATCCAAATAGACCGCCAGGATTTGTTCCAGCAAACTGGAAGGATGATCCAGAATTTACAGCAGAATTAAACAGAGTAGCAAAAAAATTCAATATCAATGCCAATGATCTTCTTGCGGTGATGTTAGTTGAAACTGGTGGAACATTAAAACCAGATATTAGAAACCCTAAAAGCGGAGCAACTGGGTTAATACAATTCATTCCCTCTACAGCAGCTGGATTGGGAACATCTACAGATGAACTTGCTCGCATGACTAGAGCGCAGCAAATGAAATATGTGGAAAAATATTTTGATAATAAATTACCGCAAGGTGCTACAGGTGGGCAAATATATGCCGCAGTATTTTTACCAGCATTTATTAAAGAAGATGTTTTGACAGTCAAGGGAGAAGAATTTTATGAAGCAAACGTTGGTCTGGATTATAACCAAGATGGAAAAATTACTAGATCAGATTTAGACGCACATGTAGAAGAGAAAAAGAAAAAATATAAACTACAGGAAGGAGCAAGTATAGGTAAAAATATATCACCAGGAACACCATATTTAATTACTGGACCAGATGGTGGATATGATACCACAATTCTTGGGATGCCAGTTACACTACATGGTTCTGAAATTGTTGTTGAAAGTAGCGAAGGATTTCAGGTATATCCTGTTAAAAATAAACGATATGATATTTTCAAAGATCCCATTGGAGTTTCTAAGAGATGGAAACAAATTGCCTTGGGATCTAATACTCAACGTGTGGATGATTTTTCTGCGGGTGGTTCTGCTGATTTCTGGAAGATTGCTGCTTTAGCTTCAAAAGAAGATAGTTTACATCCACAAGGTCAAGCTGATGTAGCCCAAGCATTATATAATCGTGCTGCTCTGGGATCATATCCTGGTGGCAAATCTATAGGTGCTATTATTACTGCTCCAGGTCAGTATGAACCTACTTTTTATAATGCTGGCGTGTGGGCAGCAATTCGAGATAGAAAATCTGCCATCGCTGCTGCTGGAAATGGTCAGAAAGTTGATATGGCTGCTCAATCTATTACCAGTCCATCATTACAAAGAGAAGCACAGAGATTTATTGGTGGTAGGACAGACTTTCAGGGAGAGAGTCAAAAACCACACATGAAACCAGAAGACGTTACGAGAGGACCGAGATATAATTTTCATGGGTGGTTCTATGATGCGAAATTATCTAAACCAGCACCAGTTCCCAAGATGGTATCATCTCAAACAAGAACACCTTCCGCACAGTCACAACCAGCAAACAAAATTATTGTGAACAATATGTCTTCCTCTGGTCAACCAAATTTTGTACAGCAAGTTCAGAGTGCGATTACCTTTATTCCCAATTTAGTTTTTAATTCTCATAAGTTAAAAAGAGAGTTGGGAATGAGACGTGCTCGATAAATACAACAAGTAGGAGACCTGTAGAGAAATGCCAGCAGAAAATAATACTTTAACAGGTTTTATACTATCTAAAGCTACTCAAAGTAGAAAGGCGGCGAAGAAAAAAGATAGAAGCAAGAAGAAAACATCCAAAAAAGATACACCACAGCAGTCAAATAATTTATTAACGGGTGCTCTATCTTCTGTTACTAATTTATTCAAACCAGACAAAGGAAAAGCAGAAGAGGTAGAGAGTAAACAACCAAGAACTTCTGGTGGTGCTACTGGTCTTGCTAAAATTTTAACTGAAGGATTTGGATCTCTTACAGCAGATACTCTTGGTCTTGCTGGTGGTCTTGCTGCCATAACCAACATTTTAAATCAGCAGTTACAAGCACAATCCTTCACGGCTACTGGTGTACAAGCAATCACAAGTATTCTATCAGATCAACTTGAAAATCAATCTTCTATAGTTTCTGGTGTCAAATCATTGAGACCTGGCGGTGGTGTTGGTAAGGCACCGAAAGCAGTTGGTGGCGGTGGTGGTGGGAAGCGTGGTGGTAACGACGAAAACACTCTTACTGGTGCTCTACTACAGCGTGCTGGGGATATAGGTGTTGGTGCTGCTGTAACGGGAGCTATTAGATCTCTTGTAGTCAATCCTGTCACTGGATTTATTGGCGCTACTCTTGGATTATCTTGGTTAGCAAACGAAGTTACTGGTGTTAATAAAGCGGCTCCACAATACATTGAACAAAAAGTTAAAGAACAACGAGGAGAAGCGGCGCCAATTAGATATACAGATACTCCTTCAGACAAATACAAAGGTCCATTTAGTAATGATTATCCAGTTCCAGGAGCACCCCTTCCCACTGGAATGTTGAAACCAGCAAGTTCTGGTTTAATTAAATATGCTGCTGGTGGCATGACTGGTGGAACGAATAGCATGATAGGAGAAGCAGGCAAAGAAGCAGTTGTAGATTTAAATTCAAGGTCTGCTCGTGATATGTTTAGTGCGAAACCTTCTGCTACTCCTGAGGGAGAATCTGATCCTGGAATGCAAGCATCGGGTGCCTCTACGCTTGCCGTAGTTGATCAATTCATCAAAGGCATGGGACCATTGGGTGCTCCAGTAGCACAGGCGTTGGGACCAGATGTATCTAACCTAGCAAGAACATTTGGTATGTCTCAGACACTTCCAAACATAAAAGTTGGTGGTGGTAGATTCAGAGAAGATGCTGGTGCTAAAAAAACCAGAGATAAGTTTCTTGAGAACCTGATTGCTGGATCGTTGGAGGCATTGGGAGCTAAGAAAAAAGATGAAAAACAAGAAGTAACACCACCAAATCCAAATCCCACAGTAACTACACCCCCAACAGGGGTTACTCCACCACAATCAAATCCATCTAATAATCCCGCATCTCCACCACAATCAAATCCATCTAATAATCCCGCATCTCCACCACCTTCAAATGGAAATCAAAAACCAATGGACGGTAAATATTCCGATCCAATGAGTCAAGAAGGTGCGGCTATACCGAATCTAACAGTCGAAGAAGGAAAAAATTTACAAAATAAGAAAGTAAAACAAAGTTATTTACCTTTCCGCCCAGAATCAAAATGGAATAGAAGTCATCATATATTATTGAACAGTGGCAATGGGTCTTTTGAAATTTGGGAAAAACCAGGAATATTTAATTGGGCACCGAAAATGGTTTACCAAGGAAAGAAAGATGGTGCTGGCAATATACAAAACAATGCTATTGCTATGGAAGCTTTTAATGAAGTCAGAGCTTTTATGCGGGTTCATATGCCAGAGAGTGCTAAAAATACTTTCAAGTGGATATCAGAAACAGATATCTCCAACGCAAAAACTCCTAGAGTTGGAGGTGATCAAGAAAGGGGAGGAACTATCAAACCATCAATGAAAGAAGGTGGCGTTGTCAAGAAACCTTGGTGGGATTTCTTGGGGTGGGTAACAGGTATGAAGTCAGTTGAACAAGGAAAGACTGGCATCTATTCCAATTCTCCAGTGGGCAAACTTGCTGATAGAACAGCAAATACAAATAAAGCTATACAAGAAATGCTGGGCGGAAATTATGAGAAAGGTGGATCAGTAAAACAATCGGGCGTAGCAGATGATGTTAGTGACATCAGGAGAATGATTACTGCGTCACAAATGAGACAACAAGGAAGAAACTTATTAGGAACCGATAAAGAATTTCCTGGTCAACCTGCTGTTGTTGGGAATGATTTGATTCCACGACCAACAGCAACGGCAGTAGCACCACGATCATCTCCCGCCAAATCTGTGCCTACTCCAACAGCACAACCATTTGATGGTTTGGATACTGCTACCATTATAAATTTATATCAGCAAGCTGGACCAGCTCCTATTATACCAGTATCAAATGATGAAGGGCAATCAACAAGTTCTTATGTTGGTGATGCTTTTGGTAGTGGAATAGCTTTTTCTGTGTTGACAATTAATCCTTGGGGGAATTAAAAAATGAACGATTTAAATGCGGTAGTAAAGGAAGTATATATTGAAGGATTAAAAGGTAAGAAGTATATCCTTACTGGTTCAAAACCAGCAGCTCAGATTGAAAGCATTCGTATCTATGAAGGAATTGATATGCCTACCATGGCAGCAGAATTAACATTAATTGATACAGCGACTAACTTGATTGCTACAGCACCAATTGTAGGAACAGAAAAAGTTGTCATAAAAATACAAGTTCCAGCAATTTCAAAAACGGAATACAAGTATGAGTTTGTAATTTATGGCATAAGAAATAGAATTGTTTCTAGAAATACTCAGATGTATATCTTAGATTTGTTTACCATGGAAGCACTTAAGAATGAAGTCCTTCGTATTGGTAAAAAAGTAGAAGGCACTGGAGATACTATTGTAAAAGATATACTAACAAATTATCTAGAAGCGGGGTCTAAAATTAAATCTTCCAACTTTGAAACTTGTAAATATAAGACAAAAGAAATTCCATCTATGAAAAGACCTTTTGACATGATAGCGTCTTTACTCCCCGAGTGTGTATCAAGTGCTGCTAATCCACAACAAAAAGCAGCTGCATCTAAAACAACTAAAACAGATAATACAGGAGCAATAAAATCCGATGTTCCTGATACAACAAAGATAATTTCTGGAAGTGCTGGATATAAGTTCTTTGAAACATATGATGGATACGTTTTTAAATCTATTGATAAGTTAGTATCGGACCCAGAAAAACATAAAGAGTATGCGTATTCAATTGCTCAAACACCAGAGTCAAATACCGAAAACAACACTTACAAAATACTAAATTATTCTTTCGGCAGTCAAGAAAATATTTTACAGAAAATGAGATATGGTGTGTATGGTTCTGTAATTTCTTTCTTCAATCCATCATCATTAGAATACGAAGAGTATAAATTTTCTTTGGAAAAAGAATATCAACAGATGAAACACCTCGGCACTGATGAAAAGATTCCTGATCAGATTAAAAACTTTTCACAATACCCATCGAGAGTAATGCTTCAGTTCTATGATCATGAAACATTCTATTCTGGTTTTGGTATCGCTGACCCAACACAATCTTCTGGCGGGCAAGCAACACCATATCCAGAC